CACTGCTAGTTTTTAATATCAAAGCTGGTCTACTAGTGCTAGGATTATTTTTAAACGTTTCACAAAAAGTTTGAATTAACCCTCCAATGTCCTTTCTATCATGTAGATGGGCACCAGAAAGCCAGTGTCCAACCATCAAAAAGCAAAACTTTTCAGGTATGTTACTCAATTCAGCACTTAATTCTTCAGAATTTTTTGGACTGTTATTGAATACTTTCATATCTGCTCCTTCAAATAATACCTCGATAGGCTTACTCGACTTTAATTGGCCTGTTTTTTGTCCGGTTCTACTATCTACAGCGTCATATATTGAAGCCTGTAAAGTTTGTTTAGAGTGTTCAGATGGTACTATTGTAAAATCCATTCTATTTAAACCTTCTATCCAAGGGGCAGATACTGCTGTTGTTTCCATTCCAGCAGTAACTCCAATATTATATTTTCCAACTGGATTAAATTCATTAGGTACACTTACTTGTATGAAAACATCCGGCTGTCTACCTAAATTTGCAGTGGTTAAAAAATATTTTTTAAGATACTCGTCTTTTTTCTCTATTCCATTTCTTGGACAATCTCCCCATCTCATATCATAAACCTTTATTTCAAATTTATCCATATCAATGAGACTTTTTAATATGTCCCTAGTATGATCGCCATAACCAGATCTAGAAGATGCTGGACCCTGTAATACTAATAATTTTTTCATAATATAACCTCACTTTTTAATACTGTACCAGCTGGATAAACTTTATCTTTCTGGTTTGTTTTTAATAACTTAAACCTTTTTCTTGGCTTCCATGTATCAAATAATTTTTCTATGTCTTTTGCTGCGTTTTTTCCCATCATCTCTGCGGTCATCATAATGTCTTTAGAAGTAACATATTCTCTACCTAGATTCCCTCTTCTGATTAGCTCTTTTTCACCTAAATCATAAACCTCTTTCATTCTCTGTGCAATGTCTTTAATTGGAGGTATTGAATCATAAATGTATGGCGTTTGTGGAGAACCTTGAAGAGTTAATGTTGGCCATATTGGAAACGCCCATTCTCCGTGATCCGTATACTTACCATCACTATTTGTTGGCCATTCCTCTGTATAATCTTTAACAGTTAAATAGTTACCTGCATCATTTTTGAATCCCATTTGGTCTTGTAAACCTCCAATACAACTTGCAATAATAGGGGTACCGGCCATTAAAGATTCACAAACGCTCAACCCAAATCCTTCTGCAGAACTAGGCTGACAGGTTACATTTGCCATATTATACATAAAGTTTAAGAACCTGGCTTCGAACTTTCCAGAGGTAAATTTTACCCTATAATTTGGACAAAGAGCCTTTTTAACTGCTGGTAAATCTGTACCATTCGGGTCGACCCTATCGGTGTGTAAAACCAAGCAGACCTTTTCAGCATCTTCTTTTGCTAGTGAATCACAGAAAAGCTTGTATGCCAATATTAAATTTGCAGGGCCCTTTCTTCTTATGTTTCTACTATTAAAGAATAGTATAAATTCTGGATCGTCGTCTCCAAATATATCTTTTCTAAAATTACATAGATTAGTAAACTCTGGGTGATTGATGCCTATTGGAAAGAATGTTTTATCGTCAACCCCGTGTGGTACGTACGTTAAATCTACGCCCTCTATCCTTGGTTTTCTTTGGCAAACGTGCTTGTTTATATTATACGTTTGCTTTGATATTGCCATTAGTAGGTCGCATGATTCATAAAATGGTTCATTCCAGTGTGGAAAAGGAAGGTCGTCCCAAATGTTGTAATAAATTAAAGGTATTGTTTGTCTAATTTCATGCTCCATATTATACAACCAACCCCAAAATCTTGGATCGGTAAAGTGCATTATAGCGTCTGGTTTCTCAACTTCAATTAAATGTCTTAATAACTCTGCATTTCCATAGCCATCTTGAGGATAAACAACTACACTTGCATCTTCTACTCCAGTTTCTTTTCTAACGTCATCACTTATATCTATTCTTTTACCTTTGTCAGGGTGTTTGATTGCTCCTCCTATCTGAGCCCAGTCAAACTTGTCACAAGAATTGAATACAATTTCTCTACTCATTACTCCTACACCTGAGTGAAGTCTCATATCATCTGAAAGAAGTAAGATTTTTTTCTTTTTATTTATACTAAAATCTGCCTTTTTTAATTTTGGAATCTTTATACTCATAACCTTTTTCTCCTTTAATACTTTTCCTTTAGTATCTTTGTTTTTTCAATCATTTCCTTAAAAATTTTATCATTGTTGTAAAGGTAGAGAGACCTATTTACAAGCTTCTGAAAATTCATTCCATTTTCTAAGCACGTCTTCTTAAATTTATATTGTTCGTCTATACAAACCTTTACTGAAGTTAATTTAACTTTTTCCATAACTATTCTCCTCATGTATATATAAATATATGTATATACATAAAAAAATCAAGTTATCACAACAACTTTCTTATTAAATTTCATAGCATACTTTACAGTGCTTGCTGTTCCAGACGCTGTGTCTCCTTCAGGTACAAATGCTATTAACCTGTCTACAGTTTTTGCTAGTATTTTATTTCTAGTATGAAAGTTCTTTATAGAATATTCTTTACCGTACCAACTTTCTCTCATATAAGAGTATAAGTTTTTAGGTGTATGTGATGGATTGAGTTCTACATATTTACAACCCAGCTCTAGAGCATATTTTTTTGCGTATTTGTCTGCTCCATCACCACTACCACCACTGAATATTGTCAGTTTATCTCCAAACATTCTTTTGAGTTCAAAAATAGTCTCTTTTATCTTGCGCTTATTTTCATATAACCTACTGCCGACTATTCCTATCTTCATACCTTTTCCCATTTACCGTTGTTCATTAGTTTAAATGTACCAATATATTTTTGCTTCCACAGTTCTGGCTCAATCAAACTTAAGAATATTTTTTTATCTTTTCCTTCATACAGATAATATAGCTTACCAACTATTGGTTGAAAATTATACGTTGAAGCATATACTAAACTTGTCCAATTGTATTCATCAATAAGTTTCTTATACTCTGCCTTTAATTCATTTAGTTTAGACTCAAAATAGTGATTTGCATCGGCTGCAGAACTCTTGTCTACTTTTAATGGCTCAAACTTTTGACCTCCAACAGAAGTAGGATATGCTTTTTTATTTGCATCAAACTCTCCTGTTTCATAGTTGTACACTATATGGTCTGGATATTTCTTTTTTATAGACAACTGAAGTACCTCTCTCCTCTATCACACAATATAGTTATTGCATTTCTTAAACCTTTATCTCTTAAATACTGGAAGGACGCCATAACGTTAGCCCCTGCAGATATTCCAACAAATAGTCCATATTTTTTAGCTAATTGTTTTGCTGCTGCCCTTGCGCAGTCCGTTTTAATAGTTAGAACTTCGTCAACAAAATCAAGGTCAACTAAAAACTTACTACCATCTCCTATTCCCTGTATTCCATGAAGGCCTGGTTCTCCACCACTCATTACGGGAGATTCTGCTGGTTCTACAGCTACTATCTTAATATTTGGCCACACTTCTTTTAAAAATTTTCCTGTTCCCATGATAGTACCTCCTGTTCCTGTTCCAAGTATCAATGCATCGGGCGTTCCGTGTTGATGCGTCATGAATTGTTCGTGTATTTCAGGACCAGTTGTTTCATAGTGTGCTTTTATATTCAATGGATTATGAAATTGATTACAATTAAACCAACCCATTTTTTCACAAATCTCGTCTCTTACCCTTATTGCATTATCAAAATCTCCTGCCCCAACTTCTATTAGTCTTGCACCATAAAATTCAAATATCTTCTTTCTCTCTTCAGACATATTTGAAGGCATAACTATTTCCATTTGATAACCTCTTTCTGCCGCTAACATTGCAAATGATATTCCTGTGTTACCAGAAGTTGCTTCACAAAGTATGTCTCCCTTCTTTATTAAACCCCTTTCTTCTGCATCATTTAGTATATAAGTTGCCATTCTATCTTTTACAGAACCACCCGGATTCATAAGTTCTGCCTTTCCCCAAACATTATATCCGGCTAATTTTATTGGAATAAGTGGGGTTTTTCCAACATTATCTGATAGTCTCATTTATTTTATCCTCTCAGCTTTTGGACAAAGGTCTTCTCTGTCGCTAAATTCACACCATTTACAGTTTACATTTTTTTCACCAGCTATAGCAGGATAGTTTGCCTCTTTATTATGCTTACCTTCAGGCGTAAAAGCTGTAGATATGAAATTATCTAACTCTCTCATTACCTTATTTAAAGACGGCTTTCCTGATGATGGTCTAACTAATTGTATTCTTTTTTGTGGAAAGTCACAGTTTTCCCATAATTTACGTTTTACAATAAAATATTCTACTTCAATATCTTTCTCTTCTATTCCGTACTGCTTAGAGAAAAACTTTTTATATAGCCTTAATTGGTCGCCATTAGACTTTTTTTGTTTGTCTTTCCAACCTCTTGTTGAAGTTTTAATATCATAAATCTTAATTTTATCGTGTTCCTTCATCACAATATCTAAAAAACCCATCATCATAATGTTTGAATTAGATTCTGTTTCGCAAAGTATTGGCATTTCTATACCAACAAGTTTTGTATTTTTCTTAGAGAAGTAAGCTCCACGCTTCTTTTTAAACCATTCCATGATTGCTACGCCATCCTGATAAAATTCTCCTAATTCTGCTGGAGTTGAAAAGTCTTCACCACAGTCTTCTACAACTGCCTTATATTCTCTTTTCATAGATTCCATCAGAATCTTATTTACATCTAGTTCATTTGCTTTTACGGCAGACTCTTTATACATCGTATCTAAATATGTTTGTAGAGTCTCGTGAAAAGCTGTACCAAATATTAAGAATATTGAGGGGTCAAATTCTCTATGTTTGTCAATGTATGATAACTTCCAAGATTTTGGACAGGTTTTATATCTAGAAAATTGACTGTAAGATACAGTTTTCTTTCCAAGCATTCTTGCCTTTATAGCAAGGTCTCTGGGTGTTTTTAATTCCATACTATAATATAATAAAAAATATTGAAATAAAAAAATCTGGCAGTTATTTTTTACCAGATTTTTCGTTGTTTTCTATCAACTTATCAAGATAAGCCTTTGCTTTTTTTAGGTCTTGTAATCCTCCTTTATGCTTCCAGCGAGTTACATATTTTATTATGTTTCCCTCAAAGAAACTGAGATTGTGAGAATATGAATACTCCCACATCTCTATTCCTTGCGTGTAGTGTTCTGGATGATTGACTGGATCTGA